TGAGGTTAAACTTAAACCCATTGGAATTGGCGCTCTATGTATGACCCACAAATCAACGATTACGTTAAATGGAATGACATCGAAGGATGGGTATATTTCAAATCTGATGATTACATAACGATTGAAATATCTGTCAAACCTAAACCTAACTGTGACATTACTCATCATCATTTACACAGAAATTTTCATTGCTGTGTAGTATGTTTCCCTTACAATTTCTCTGAACTCACTTATGTCAAGTCTCGCCAATCAGTCCATGATTCGTGATAGTAATGCCTATACTATTGTCTGGGAACGTAAGAAGAAAAGAGGTTGTACTTCTACCCAAAAAGTAACAGTTTATGGCATAGATGCGGTCCAATGTGTTATCGACAACATTGTACCAAATGATACAAAATGGGACGTATTTTGTGGTTAAAACGTATAAAAAACGTTTATAAATGCCTTTATAAATATAAACCTGTGTTTTGTAGTGAGAGTAACTGTGTGGTATATGTGTGGGTACTGTGTAGTAACTTAGCAGTGTATTTGCTGTTGAATTGTTGTTATTGTCGCTGTGAACGTGTTAGATAATTGTTGTTAATCTGTTGTGAAATGTGTGGTGGTGTTGTGATCTTAGCGAGCGTAACATGAGACGCGCTCGCTGTCAACTACCACCCCTCAGAAATTCACAGAAACACACACAAACCACTTGACAGTCTTCCGCGACTGTTATATAATACAGAGGAACTCACCACCACTCCGATGAACACCAGCCACGCAGAAAAGCAGCAGATTCGTGTTACATTGGACTTCGATGTTTATGCGGATTTTGATGTACACCAGATTGATTTTCACAAGGTCTTTGACATCCAAGGTGGTGAGAACTTGACAGTCACTGTGGAAGATTTGTCAGAAGAAGTAGAAGAACTCTGGGAGGCAGCGTATCACTAAGGGGTTGACAGTTTCTCTGAAAAGTGTTATAATCACCCTCGACAGTTGCTGTTAGACAGTGCGGCAGTTATGCGGCGTTCGTTGATATCGGGGCGCGGCGCGATTAGGCGTATATAAAAACGCTAACTACCCTAACCTACAACGAACCCAAATCGCGAGCTAAATATACTTCATCTCAAAAATTTTTTTGGGTAGGAAAAGGTCCTATTAGGTTTTACAGATGGAAAAAAATTTCGCGGAGAAATTTGAGCGCCCTTGGGGTTATTATGAGAATCTCCTAGAAACTAAACTGTATAAGGTTAAGAGGATTGTAGTAAATCCTGACCAACAAATATCATTACAGTACCACAACCATCGTGCAGAGCACTGGACGGTAGTAATGGGTAGTGGTTATGTCACTATTGGAGATGATGTGCATTATGCCACAGCACATGATACTTACACTATTCTGAGAGGAGAGCAGCACCGCTTAAAGGGCGGTGAAAACGGCATAACTATTATAGAGGTCCAGTTAGGATCTCGTTGTAATGAAGAGGACATCGTTAGACTTAAAGATGACTATCAGCGAGTATAGATTTCACATCTACGCAAAAGAAAAATGTCTTTTCAATAATTTAAAAAGAGAAGACTTTGAAAGTAAATGGGAGACCCTCAAAGGTATGGTGGGTCTCATGAAAACTGAATATAAAGTAGAGGATCTCAGTTATGAGAAGGTGCTTCTAGAACGTGGATCGGAAGGATCCTACTAAGAGATTCCATCTCTTGACAAAAACTAAATAGTCACTTAGACTTGAATTGTAGGTTATTCAAACTTATGGCAAAAGGATTTACAGTAAAGGCAAAGACTCCCCCAGCTCAGAAGAAGGAGGAGTTTGACATTGATGCAATCAAAGCACGGATGAGGGGCAAGAGCATTGTGTTCTGTTTGCCTGGTCGTGGTGTTTCATATGTGTTCTTAAAGAACTTTGTTCAACTTTGTTTTGACATGGTTCAGAATGGTATGAGTATCCAGATCAGTCAGGACTACTCTTCCATGGTTAACTTTGCACGTTGCAAGTGCTTGGGTGCGAATGTACTTCGCGGACCTGATCAGATTCCCTGGGATGGTAAACTGCAATATGACTATCAGTTGTGGATTGATAGTGACATTGTATTTGACACGACTAAGTTCTGGCAACTGTGCGACCTTGCGATTTCTGAGGATGGTACAGAGAAAGAGATTGTTTCTGGTTGGTATTGCACTGAGGATGGTAAGACCACTTCCTGTGCTCACTGGTTGGAAGAGAATGACTTCCGCAAGAATGGTGGTGTCATGAACCACGAAACTCTGGAATCTATCTCGAAGCGGCGCAAACCCTTCACGGTAGACTACATTGGTTTCGGATGGGTGATGATCAAGAATGGCGTCTTTGAGAACAAGGAGATGAAGTATCCTTGGTTTGCTCCGAAGATGCAGCAGTTTGAATCTGGTGAAGTTCAGGATATGTGTGGAGAAGATGTCTCCTTCTGTCTTGATGCTATCAATGCTGGATTTGACATTTGGGTTGATCCCCGTATCCGTGTTGGTCACGAAAAAACTCGCGTTATCTGATTATGGCAAAACTGAAAGCATCCCTCACTGGGGGGAATATGATTGAGTCTCGTCCCAAAAAGACTCGTCAGGGGACAGGACAACATACTAAATATTCCGCGAGCTCGCGTAACTCGGCTCGTAAGCGGTATCGAGGACAAGGAAGGTAAACAATGAGTCAACTCGTCATCAATCTCCCTGCACATAAGGTGTGGGTTCGTAAGGAATATCTAAGAGATTTGAAGGACGGGCATGGTGAGTTTGTAGAAGGCGTCTGGGTATCGGCAAAGTCGATTCCTGGACGCGCTTTTTATTTTGAGACTTATCTGCCTGAGTATGGTGCAATGTTTGATAAACTGCCCATCAGTGCCTTTGTCTCGGAACCAGTCACACCTGACCCCGACCTAGACCTTCCAAACCTTCAATTTTGGAACTGCATGGACTATGGAGTCCGCTGTATCGAGAAGCAATTCATCGGATCTATGGATTTTGAGGTCCGAACACGTAACTATGGTAATCTGAAAGGGGAATATCTCTTCACTCTGGACAACTATCACCCCGATCACGATATTATTGACTGTAATGTGAGTGAAATTCCGCAAGAACACAAGTCACATAACTGCATTGAACTAGAAAATGGGCAATACGCACTGTATCCCAACAATAGAACACGAATTTATGACCTCTCAATCACCCCTGAAACGCCACTTACGCCCGATTTCAAGGTCTCTACGGAATATTATCAAGTTGAGAATGGAGTTCGATGGGGAAGACTCGGTGATACCGATGAATATTTTTGGGAAACCGGAGAAGAAAGAGTAAATTCTGGAATTTCTTCCTAATTTCGTACTAAATAAGACAGATATTCTGGCGATAAGTAGTGCCACAAGCAGTCTCACGTAGATTTAAGGACATTTCGTTGTCTTTTTTGAAGCATCCGATCACTCGCGATCTGGTTTCGATCTCGAATGAGACTGCTATTTCACGTTCTATACGAAATTTAGTCCTTACATCCCTTGGAGAGAGGCCATTTCAACCTGATTTAGGTTCTAGGGTTTCTAGAAGTCTGTTTGAACTGCTAGATTTCGGTACAGCAACGATTATTAAGAAAGAAATTGACATTACGATCAAAAATTTTGAACCAAGAGTAGAAATTAACACGATTGAAGTGACTCCTGAATACGATAATAATGGTTATAACGTCTTAATTTCGTATTTTATCGTCGGGCAACCTAGAACGCCCGTACAATTAGAGTTTATTCTTCAAGCAACAAGATAATGCCACTCACAAAGTTCTCAAATCTAGATTTTGATCAAATTAAAACGCAGATAAAGGACTATCTGCGTGCAAATTCCAATTTTACGGACTTTGATTTTGAAGGATCGAACTTTTCGGTCTTAATTGACACGTTAGCATATAATACATACATCACTTCGTACAACGCCAACATGGTGGCTAACGAAGTTTTCATTGATAGTGCCACATTGAGAGAAAATGTGGTCTCTCTTGCG